AACGATGCCAATAGAATCGAAATCATCTATATGGTCATCAATTGTTCTTGTTACTGGAAATATCTCCGTCTGTAGACTCAAGTTCCTGTTGCTCTCTTAGCTTGTTCTTCAGGTGTTCGTGCGCCCAATACAATGCGTAGTAGTCGAAGTCAAGGCTGAATCGTTTCATATGCTTGACCAACGCTCCGGTGTGCAGGTGTAGGTCAACGCCTGACTCTTGAAGCTTGCGGAAGAAGATAATATCTTCGCCTACAAAATGGTCATCACTAGCTGACCCTGCTCTTTCGGTGAAGAAAGACTCATCAGGAAACTTAGCTCGCATCTTCGGGATGATGGACTTGTGCATCAGCGTCAGACCGAAGCCAGCGCAGTCCACCTTGAGAACTTCATTTTCAGGTAGCGGATGGATGTACTGAATTTGATACTCACCCACATTATTGAATGCTGCCGGAAAGGGTCTCATCAAAGTTCCCTCATTCTCCTTGGAGATGAAGTAAACACCGGATACAACTGGACGCATAATCTTGTCTGCTGTCTTCCAGAGTTTAGCCATAACCTCAAGGGTCAGAACGATGTCTGAGTCCACCCATAGGAGCCAGTCAGTCTTAGCCTGGTCAGCCCAATGGTCGAAGAGCACCTGGCGTTGTCTGCCAATCTGGTTGCCCTGTACTCGGATGCTAGTGTGGATATTTATACCGTTGCCTGGACCCGCAACAATCGCGGTCATCAAGCCTTCGGTAAACTTGCCATCTGTTAGTCCGTTATCGCACCAGCCAATAGCGACGGTTTCATTCTTTTGAATCATTTATGCCCCCAGTTGTTTGTCGAACTCAATCCACTTGGCAGTGATAGTCTCCCAAGAGAATGCCTCGTTGATATAGGAAACCTGTTCTTCAGGATTCCATTCCCCTTTATAAATCTTTTCTATAGCCTCTGTCAGCTTCTCGGCGAAGAGGTGTGAGTGCTCATTCGGGTCATCCAGATAGTCATAGCTCAGGCCGAACCCATTGGCGACCTCCGGTAGCGCACCCAGCTCAGGGTGGACCGTCAGGTTCCCTGCGCTCATCGACTCAGCCAGCGATAGGCAGAAGGTCTCGAGGTAGGTGGATGGGTAGGCGAAGATGTGTGCTTCCTCTACCGCCTCCATCAGGGTCCGCTTCGGGGTCTTCCAGTAGAACCTGACCCTCGGGTCGATGTACTTCTGGTCTCCCTCGAAGTGGAGGTCAGGGTTGTAGTCGTTGTAGAACTCCAACCGGAAGTCAGCCTCGACATACTTGAGCGAGTTCATCAGCACGTGCAAGCCTCGGTATGCGCTTGAGGTGTTGATGAGCCTGACCTGCTTGACCTTCTCAAACTTCTCTGGCTTGTACTCCAGAGGGAAGATAGCATTCGGTATGACCACGAACCTGTCGAGTGGCAGGTTTAGTTCCTCGGATGTCCAGAGCTTGTGCCACGTAGATGGCACCACTATCTTGGCTATCCGACTGACGAACTCAGGATTGCCCAAAATCTTCTCGACGTAGACCGGATTGAACTGAGCCTTCGTATTGTGGAGCCAGAGAATAACCTGGCGTCCATCCTTGATTACCTCTGGCACATCGAGTGATATGCCTGGAGCTACCATACAGAGGTAGTTCTCCATATTGACCATATGCGGTAGCACTAACTGCTCCCACGTACGAATCATATATTCGGTGCCACCGTAGACAGTCTTGTCGTACAGGAATGGCATTTCCATAGTGTCCCCCTATGTTCTTTACTCTTGTACTGCTACCCAGTTCTGGGCATCTTCATCCCAGGTGTACATTCCGCCATCCGCCGGATGCGCAACAGGCGCTTCCCAGAGGCAGGACTCTTCGTTCAAGAGCCAACTCGCAAAGGGCTTGGGCGGGATGAACGCATCACGGGCTTCGTCATAGGTGTAGCCGATGCCTGCGTAGTTCTTACGGAACGGCGTTCCGCCTGATGAGTGAACACCGCCAGAGGTGTTGTAGGAAGTGCGCTTGCAGACCTGACCTCGGAACTCGCCATACCACTGCTCCCAGTTGATGCCGTCTTGTCCCTCGTTCTTGCCTGTGATGACTTCGGTGACGGTGTTGTTGCCGTCGAGGAATGCGTAGTGTGCCATTGATGCTCCTTAGAAAGTGATTGAACCTGTGCCAGCAGTGAATGAATAGACTCTGTATCCAGAGCGAGAAGATGTGCTTACTGAATAAGTCAATCCAGAATCAATAGATGTAATTGGTCGATTGTCTATTGGGTAGGCAATAATAACGATGCCTGAACCACCGTTACCACCAGATTGCCAAGTGCCACCTGAATCTGCACCGCCACCTCCACCGCCTCCGCCAGTGTTAGCAGTTCCACTGGCTGCTGTCGCAGTATTAGAGCCGTTTCCACCGCCACCTGAGCCACCAGTTCCATTTGTGCCAGACACTCGGACTGCACCACCACCACCACCACCGCGAGTTACAGAAGAACCAGTAATGCTTGATGCAAGACCTGCTCCACCATTACCACCAACGCCTTGTGCGCCATCTCCACCAAGACCGCTTGCACCGCCACCACCACCGCTTGATTGCGGGTCGCTTGCGTTGTGACCAGCACCACCATTACGACCCTGATTCGCAGTTCCAGCACCTCCGTTGGCAGCAATAATAGCCATTCCATTGCCACCACCACCAGAACCACCATTTAGACCGATGGCAGGGTCAGAACCTCCACCACCTCCTCCAGATGATGTAATAGTAGAAAAAACTGAATTCCCGCCGTTATTGCCTTCTCCAAAGGGTGTTGCTTGAACAGTTCCACCAGCGCCCACTGTTACCGTATAACTAGTTCCAGCAGTAATTGACAAATTACTTTCTGCGGCTGAATTTGCTCCTGAAGTGCCTGCTGAAGTTCGATAACCTCCAGCGCCACCACCACCGCCACGACTACCACCACCGCCACCACCAGCGAGAACAAGATATTCAACAGTCGTAGGAGCGGAAGACGAGTTGCCTGCCATCATCGACCTGCTCTTGACTTTGTTCTTGAGACTGACGACTGCCATTAGAACTTCACCGTCCCTGTTCCTGCCGTGAATTGATAGACACGGAATCCGCTTCGTGATGTGGTTGAGTAGGAATAAGTCAGACCTGCATCAATAGATGTCAAAGGTGGGAACTGTTGTGGGTAGGCAAGGATGACGATGCCTGAGCCACCTGCTTTACCTTGTTGACCAGAGTTCCAACCACCTCCGCCACCTCCGCCACTTCCAGTATTGGCAGATGCTGCAGTTGCGTTATTTGTTCCATCGGTTCCGCCATTACCGCCACCTGCTTGTCCAGTTCCACCACCAGTTCTTCCGCCACCGCCGCCTCCACCTGCTCGGCTTACGGATGAACCAGTGATAGATGATGCAGTTCCGTTGCCACCATTCTTGCCGACAGAACCACCGCTAGAAGAAACTCCAGCAGAACCAGAACCGCCACCTCCGCCTGCTGCAACATTCTCTTGAGTGCCGTTGAAAAATCCATTACCACCAGCATTACCTTGACCAGATGTACCGGAAGCACCATTGCCATTGTAATTACCACCACCGCCTGAACCACCGACGGTCATCTGAGCACCACCGCCCAAAGATGTAATAGACCCAAAGACTGAATTAGTACCGTTAGTAACTACGGCACCTCCGCTACCGATTGTTACTGTATAAGAAATTCCATTAGCAATACCAAACTTATCAAGAGCACGATAGCCACCGGCTCCGCCACCACCGCCGATATTGGAACCACCCCCACCGCCACCGGCAATGACGAGGACATCGCAGTAGTTGCCAGCGTTCATCGTGTTGGCTATGTCACCCGTTCTCAAACTGCTGATTGTCATTGTTCCCCTAGTTTAGAAAGGCGGATACTTCGTCTTCGGTCAGTCCAAGTGCGGTCAACTTAGCCTTGGCAGATTCCTTGGCAGCAGCCTTGGCTGCCTCCTCCGCCTGTCGCACTGCCTCTGCCTCTGCGAATGCAGCAGCATCAGCCTCGCGTTGGGCGATTTCCTCGGCAGTGAGCGGGAGTTCAGTGACTTCCCCTGTCGAGCAATCGACGACTATCTTGGTCGGTGTGTCGGTCATTGTTTCTCCTTATTATTTTCTGATGCCGTAAAGCGTAAAAGTAGAATGCTGAACTATATTGCTGTTGTTTGCAAACATTTTTATTGATGTGATTGCTGCAGTGTTTGACCATAATCCTGCAAATAGCACCATTGGACCACCCGTAGCATTAGTTTCCGCAACCCCATCAATGCTTACGCTTTTATTTGTTGAGCCAGCATAATTTGAAATGTAAAAAAAATTAGAACCAAACGCACCAGATGTGCTATCGGCATCGGAAATAAACCCTCTGATATCCGAGAGTGAGTCATTACTTATTCCGGTGCCATTGGAATAAAGTCTTTTTCCAGAATAACCGGTGGTAACTCCGTTGAATTGAATAATCAAGTCATCGGCTGGAAAGCCTGTGCGAGTTGCCCTAGCAAGAGCGTGGATAACTAAATCATCAAAGGTTCCAGTAATACTTGTAAATTCAATGTTAGTTACGGTTGAAGCAGTCACCGTTACGCTGGCAATTTTGACATATGTATTGGTAGCCATTATGCCGCCTTGATTCCGTAGAGGGTAAGAGTGCAACCGGAAGGAAGATTGCCCGCGTTATTGAAAACTTTGATGGAAGTGATAGCAGCAGTCTGTCTCCACAACCCAACAACTGCACCTGTTCCTGGCGCTCCGTTATTAGGTATTGTGACTCTAGTAAGACTGGTTTTATTCGTAGTCGAATTAGAATAGTTCATAAAGTTTGTTATGACCATTGCATCTGAGGTTGTCCCTAAACCTACATTGTAACCAGTATAGAGTTGCGTTTCGTTTGACCATCTATTGCTTGATGCCGTTGTTCCGTTTCCTTCAAGGATTGTTGAACTGTAATTGCTTGCCGTGTTTGAGTTGAACTGATAACACAAATACGGTGTTGAGGTTGTGGCTTTTAGATTACCGATAATAAGAACGAGGTCAGTGTATGTTCCCGAAATGCTTGTGAATTCGTGTGATGCCGTGGCACTACCTAACGTAGTTGTCGCTATCGGTTCATAAGTATTTGGCATAAGTTACCGTATTCCGTAGAGTGCAAAGTGGGAATGTTGAGCAAAGTTTCCATCACCATTGCGAAACTTTATTGAGGTGACGGCTGTTGTTACATTGTATAAACCAGATTGGAAGTTTATCATTCCTGAACCATTCAGGTCTCTCCCAAAAAGAGCGCGTGTTGTAGTATTTTTATTTGTATCGGCATAGTCCAAAATGTCGATGATACCAGCACCAAAAGAACTTGCCGTTGCTGTTGCAGCAGGAATATCATTGAGGTCAATGGCGCTTTGATTTGCAGAACCTGCTGCTTCTGTTGCGGTTCCAGTTCCAATTAGTCTGTGCCACGCATAATTGCTGGTAGCACCATTGAGCCTAAAATTGAAAGAAACATCTGCTGCATTTCTTGTGCCACGAGCAATATATCGAATCTGGAGATGTTGAAAGGTTGCAGGAATGCTGGTGAAATCTATTTCTGCTTGACCACTAGAACCGACGGTGACAGTAGCAATAGGCTCAAAATCGCCAATGACAGAATTACCAGCCAGCGCACTGATGCCGGTCCAACCCGTCCTGATGCTCTTGATGGACATAGATTAGGAAATCTCGCTACCGTAAGCGGTGAAGGTGAGGTTTGCAGTGGACGCGTACACACGAATCTTATCGGTATCTCCAAGGGTTGCACCGATGGTGATGATGGTTGAGTCGCTTCCACCGACAGTTACATCGTAAGCAATGTACTGGCTGTTGGCTAGCGTTGCACCGTCAACTGCGGTTGAGATACGGAAGGTGGCAGCAGCGCTGTCGCGGTTAGCAACCACGATGGAAGAGACAACTGCCTGTGTGCTAGAAGGTACTGTGTAGAGGTCTGTAGAAGTCGTAGCCGAAGGCGCTGACTGTCCCAGGATTTTATATACTGTTGGCATTGATTATGCTCCCATCAAGAGGAATACGGTTGCTGTTGGGTCGGTGGTGATTGCTGCCCACGAAGCGGTAGTTCCGTCCGTAGTCAAGTACTTGCCATTGTTACCTGTCTGGCTAGGTAGGCTTACTGGTGCTGCAGCCCATTGGACTCCATAGGTTGCCGTTGATGCAGCAGTAAGAATTTGTCCGTCGCTACCTACACCAAGACGAGCTGCGGTATCTGCAGCGCTGGCAACAATCAAGTCACCCTTAGCATCGAAGATGGTTGCTTGGATAGCAGAGGCAGCCTGTGAGGCAGCAGCACTAGCAGAGTTGGCAGAGACGAGGGCAGATGCTGCGGATGTAGAAGCTGCGGTAGCAGAAGCAGCAGCGCTAGCAGCACTTGTCGATGCAGCGGTAGCAGAAGCTTGAGTCGCGGAGACCGAGGCATCAGCCGAGGTAGCACTCACAGCAGCAGATGCAGCCGAAGTAGAGGCAGCAATAGCCGAAGCCGAGGCGCTGGCTGCCGAGGTGCTAGCAGCGATTGCAGAGGTGTTTGCTGCTATCTGGGATACGGAAGCACTGGCTGCGCTTGTAGAGGCTGCTATAGCGCTTACAGAGGCGCTAGCGGCACTTGTAGCAGCTTGGCTAGCCGACAAGGCTGCAGAAGCAGCTGAGGTTTGAGCGTTAGTCAATGGACCAAAGAATGCGTCTACATAGTCCTTTGGGGTAGCCGAGCTAGTAACCATACCTGCCGAGGAGAGACCAGTGATAGAACCACCCGAGACGACGATATGCCCTGACACTGTAGCGGTAGCAGATACCGTCACGGCTCCGGCGATGGTGCCACCGTTGATGGTTGGGGCAGTGAGAGTCTTCTGGGTTAGCGTTTGAGTCTTGTCAGTACCGACGACAACGCCTTCTCCAGCACCAATGCCGTGCATTGTGTGAGCATTACCACTGCCATCGTTGTAAGAGGCATCAGCTTCTGCGTGAAGGTTAGCATCACGATAATCTCTACCGATAGCCATATGGCGAACAACCGCACCAGCTGAGTGGTTTTGACCAGTAGAACCGTCGATACCACGAGTGATCGTAAACGTATTTGTGGAGACAAGCGTCGCATCGACAATCTCCTCAAGGGCTGTGTCGGGATCGATAACAAGGGTGAAGGTTCGTCCTGCTGGGATAGTGACACCACCAAGGAGTGCCGTACCCGAGACGACTGTAATGGAGCTCGCACCAGAAGTCACTGAACCTGTCAGTGTCGACTGCTGAGAACGGGAGGAGTATTGGCGTGTTGTCATTCAGGTTCCTATCGGACGTAGTGAACGCGTGGGGGGAATTGAGCTTGCTGACGCGATGTCTCTTCAGTAAGCCTTTGGTTATAGAGGGCAAAGAGTTGTCGGGTAATACTTGCAGAGGATCCGAATGGTCGGCGAGAATCGATCTCGTCAGCCTGTGGGCTGGTCTGCGATACTCGAGCAGGGTCGAGGTAGGAGATAAGTCTGTATGCTGCACCAAGAGTTACGACATCTCGGCAGGATGCTGGCAAGCCAGTGGTGGTCGTGAAGACATCTGACTCACTGGACATTGTTGATGGCTCTGTGCCATACATTACCTTGACTGTACGACCAGCGGTGATATAGTCATAGATAGTGACGGTCTGAGCATTGGCACCCCAGGTTGTGGAGTCTGCGAATGGGTCGAAGTCCCAACGACGGATATTGATCCACTCTTCGGTTGGGCCGACATCTTGCCACATCATACGAAGGATGTTTTCGATGTTGAGGCCATTGAAGCCATAGGTATTGACGGCTGCATTCCAGGTGAATGTGGTCTGCTTCACAGCGCTGATAGCACTTCCCATAGCGCCGACGGTATCGTTGATAGCCTTGGTAACGGCAGAGCGTGGGAAGGTAGGGGAAATGGTAACCTTCGCATCGACACCGTGTGTGCTAGCTGTAGTCCCAAGGTACCCCCTACCATATGGCGCAATCGTTGCCGTGTTAGCAATACGGTCAAACGAGTCTACCCACATCAACTCCGTATCGACCTCAATGATTCCCTTACCAAGGTTGTCGGTAGAGTGCAGGCTGAGGATGGTTGGGTTGGAAGATGGCGAAGTGAGAGCAGTAACGGCAGCCGTGAGGTAGGTGCTACGATCCTGGTTGATGGTATATCCAGCAAGGTTGATGAGAGTCTCATCGATCATCGTGCCTAGTGTAGCACTCATAGATTTATGCTCCTTAGGGCATCAGATGGGGAGAGTCCGGTTGTTCCGGCAAGTTCATTACAGATTCCGCCAAGAGCCTTGTAGTCTTTCGGCTGACGATTGGCATCTGCTTTCTTATTCAAGGCACCGATCATTGATAAGCCAGAGGTGTTGGCGTATACATTGGCTGCCTTGTTGGGGGAGAGGTATGCCGAGATGGCTGGGTAAGTGCCACCATTGGCGAGCCTGTTGAGCTCGCTAGTAAACGAAGTACCTGCTGTGCCTGTTGCCATTATCTAAACCTTGCTGCTTTCTTTGCTATAGACTTTGGTTGCTTGGAAAACTGCTTGCCCTTCTTGAGATCTTCCCTCTTCTTGGCAGAAGTCTTAGCGTACTCAGAGGCAGACAATGCCTCACGTGCTTTCTTGGGAAGGTATCTTTCGCCGGTAGCCTTAGAGCCTTGAGTGCTAGGCTTACCTGACTTCGTTCCCCACTCTTCCTTTGTCCACTTAGAAAGAGACTTTTGCTTGCTGGTTTTGGATCCGCTGTACCCACCACCAGCCTTCTCGTAGGCTTGAGCGACAAGCTGTGCCTTTCGGGCAGACCATTGACCTGCCTTGCCGCCCTTTGTGCCTGCGAGGATGCGCTTCTTGATAGACTCACGAAGTGCTGGCTTTGTGTATGCCATTACCACTTCACCTTATCAGCCCAGTAAGCAGCACTCATCTTGCCCTTGGCAATGTTCTTGGAATGACGTGCTTTGAAGGATGCTCGCTTCTTCTTCATACGCTCAGACTCGCCAGCCTTGGGAGCACCGGCAGTCTTGGCGCCTTGCTCACCGAAGCGGATGGTCTTGACCTGATCCCCGGACTTAGCCACAACAACGTGTGACTTGGTCGGGTGGTTAGGTGTGCGCTTTGGCTTGTTGAACCCGGAAACGCCAGCCCGTGCTAGACGGGGATCCTTCTTACTTTTTCTTTCCACGCTTCTTTGCCATCCCTGCTTGACTAAGGGCAATTGCCACAGCTTGCTTGCGGTTCTTTACGATGGGAGCCTTCTTAGGACCCTTAGGGTCACGACCAGCGTGAAGCGTGCCAGCCTTGAACTCTCGCATAACCTTGGCAACCTTCTTGGCTGCTGCCTTCTTCTTCATTTTCTTGGCTTGCCCTTCTTGTACTCGCCGAACTTGCCGATCTCTGCAGAGGAGGTTCCTCGCTCACCGCGAAGGACTGCTGCTGCAACTTCACTCAGTTGACGATCCAAGTTCTTGCTAGCCATATTGATGTTCTGCTTGAGCTTAGCCTCAGTCGAAGGACTCTTGGCGCGGTACTCATCAGATGCCACCATACTGGTACCCTGAGCGGTTGGAAGATCGCGGACCTCGCGTAGGATGGTCCCGACTCTCTTGATAACCTTTTTGACTGGCATTACTTCTTCTTCATTCTCTTGGCCATCTTCTTGGCAACCATCTTCTTGGCGCCCTTCTTCATCTCCATACGCTTCTCAGCCTTGGATTCCATCTTCTCTCCCATAGCATAAGACTTAGCAGCCTTCTTGCCCTTAGCGGTGTATGGGAACTTCTTTCCATTTACCATTGGCATTGTTATACTCCCAGTTCTTTCATTACCTCTGCTGATTTTTTATTGATGTGTTTTGCCGGAGGCATCTTCTGGGCATCGTATGCCCTGCCCAATGTCTCTGATGCTTTTACTGCCTCTTCTATCTTTTTCATACTGGTACCAGATGGCTGGATTCCCTGCTCTCTAGCTTCCTTGTATGCTTCTAGCTCCCGATTGAATGCCTTGTTAGTCATAACCCTACGACTGTCAGCATCACCGGCGTTCATACTGAGGGTCAAGCCTTTGCATCCAAAGCACCCCTCAACAAACTCTGGATGGGCTTCCCAGTGCTTCATACTTCTGTAAAGTTCTCCTCTGTCACACCGACACCGCCTGCAATCAGCGCTGCCTTGGTGCCATCGTCCACCACATACTCATACCCACCTCGGTATACAACCGGATAGGTTTCTAGCGCCTCATCCTCCGGGTATCTAATCTGTGCGTAGCCACCCGTTGGCTTGAGAACAATTGTCAGTCCCCGATCAAGCTTGTAGAACTGAAACAACCTATGTGTTCCAGCGGGACCTTCTTCCACCGTCGGTGTTTTGAAAAGCCATTCTGCCATTTGAAGTCCCTTTCTAGTGAACTTACCAGTAGGCTAGGTTGCCCTAGCCCACCAGTCAATCAACTAGAGAGCAGCGATTGAAGAACCAGTCTCGATGCGGAAGAGTGCTTCCTCACGATAACGGGCAAAGCCGAGAACGCCGTACCACCCGATTGGACGGAAGCGCATCAACTTATCAGTGACGTTACCGATAACGATGTGTGGCTCTTCGGCTACAGCCTCGGCAAGTGCCTGCTGTCCGCAGAGAATCGTATCGAATACGCGGGTTACTGGAGTAACCTGAACGGCAGCAGTTGTTGCTACCGCTGTGGTGT